ATGGATTGCCTACTTCCAATTAAAGGATAAAGATGGCAATTAATCAAATAGCAAACCTCGGAGTTAAGGTTGACCCTCGAGGAGCAATCACAGGTGCTTCAAGAGCAAAACGAGCCATCACTGGTATTGGTAATTCTGCTCGTGGTGTAAAAAATCGCATAATGTCTATGCAGGGTGCTTTGCTTGGTCTTGGAGCAGGTGCATTAGTTAAATCAATTATAACAACAGCTTCAGAAGTTGAAAGCCTGCAAGTCAGACTGAAATTCTTAACAGGTAGTGCAGAAGACTCTGCAAAAGCCTTTGAAACAATGACAAAGTTTGCCTCTCAAGTTCCATTTTCACTTCAAGACATTGAAAGAGCATCACCTTTATTATTAACAGTCGCAGATGATGTTGACCAACTAAATGAACTGTTATCAATAACAGGTGACATCGCTGCAGTTTCAGGACTTTCATTTGAAGCCACAGCAGGACAATTACAACGAGCATTATCTGGAGGTATAGCGTCAGCAGACTTATTCAGAGAGCGAGGAGTTAAAGCATTTCTTGATTTTGAGGAAGGAGTGCAATATTCAGCAGAAGAAACATCTAAACATATATTTAAATTATTTAGAGATGGCACAACAACTGCTAAAGGTGCTACTGAAGAATTAAAAGACACATATCAAGGTCAAGTGTCTATGATGTCAGATGCTTTCCGTGAACTTAAACTTGTTATTGCTGATGCAGGTGTTTTTGAACTGACTGCTGAAGCTGTTAAAAAACTTACATCTATATTTAAAGACCCTGAAACAATGAAAACAATGGAAACTTTCGGACAAGGCATTGTAAATGTTGGTAAAGCATTGGGTGGCATTATTGAAAACACATTAAAACTACCAAAGTGGATGCTTGAAGTTGGAATAATAATGGCAATACTTGGTGGTAAAAAAGGAAAGTTAGTTGCTGTAGGATTAGTAGCTATGGCACAAGCCTTAGATAAAATAACAGATGCTTATAAAAGTTTAACATCTGTTCCAAATGCTTTTGTCGAGTTAAATGAAGATTTAGCAAAGGCTGAAGGCAAATTTGAAAATGTGCGTGACCAATTATTTGCTACACAAGAAGAAATAGACAAATATTATGCTAAATTTAGAAGAAATGAAGATTTTACTGGGGATGAATACAAGGATTTTAAAAGATTACAAAAATTAATTGACCAATTAACACCTCGATTTGATAAACACAAAGCCTCAGTGCAAGAACTTCGTGACCAAATAGATGATTTAAATGCTTCATTTGAAGCAAGTGTTCAAAGTTCACTAGGTCAAACAGTTTTAAGTTCTATACGACCAATAAAAATTAAATTAGATGACAATGATGTTAAAGAAAAGGTCAAAGGAATTAACAACGAATTTGCTTTTTTATCTCATAATGTAAAAAGTGTTGGCGAAAACTTCACGAGTAATTTAACTCCTGCAACAGAAATAATGGGTCAAAAATTTGATGAATTGGCAAGAAAAACATTAGATGCTAACGAAAAAATAAAAGAGTTTTCTGATGGTCTTGCTGACAACATTGAAGATTCTATTATGAGAATGACACAAGGATTAATGTCATTTAAAGATGTTGTTAAAAATGTATTTCAATATGTAGCATCGCAAATTATTAGAAACAATATAGCTAAACCATTAGCAAATTCATTGTCATCTCTTATAAGTGGAGCAGTTGGAGGATTTGCAACTGGTACAAGCAGTCCAAGTAACATTATTAGTAGTTTGTTTCCACCAAGAGCAAATGGTGGCAATGTAAATGCAGGACAACCATACATGGTAGGTGAAAAAGGTGCAGAATTATTTGTACCTAAAAGTGCAGGAGATATAGTACCAAATAACCAAATGGGTGGTGGCACAGTTGTAAATGTAACATATTCACCACAGGTTAACGCTTTAGACCCAAGAACAGCATCAGCAGTATTAGTAGAAAACGCACCACTTATTGTTGGTGTGATAAGACAAGCATTTGAACGAAACGGACAACAGGTGGCTATATGAGTTTTCCAACAACACCAAAACCTAACTCTTTATCTATACGAAGTATTACCCCTACTTTTACGAGTGTAACACAATCTTTAAAAAGACAAGTTAGACAAAGAGGTGGTCAAAGATGGCTTTTATCAGCCACTTACCCACCAATGAACAGAGGTGAATTTGCCCCAATATGGGCATTTTCTCAATTGCAAAAAGGTCAATTTAATACATTTACTTTTATTCCACCTGTTTATTCAAACACAAGTGGTACTGCCACTGGTACTTTGTTAGTCAATAAGTCTGGTGGTTATGCAGTAGGAACAACAACTGTTGTGAGTGATGGACTTACAGGAACGCTTAAAGCAGGTGATTTTATTAAGTTTGCAGGGCATGACAAGGTTTACAGTTTAACTGCTGATTCAGGCACATCCTTAGTGATTGAGCCACCATTATTAAGTGCAGTTGCAGATAATGAAGGTATAACTTATAACTCAGTTCCATTTACAGTTGCATTTACTTCTGATGTCCAACAAATGCAAGTAGCAGTCAATGGATTTGTAAGTTATTCTGTTGACTTAGTTGAGGTAATATAATGGACAGAGGCTCAACAACAGCTTTTCAACAAGAAGTTGTCAAGGAAGCTAACAGACCAATTCATTTAGTAGAAATTTCATTTGAAAATGAAACACTTTACATGAATGACTCCTTTAAAGATATTACTTATGATGGCAATAACTATATAGGAACATCACAGTTATTGTCTTTTACAGATATTGAAGAAAGCATTGAGATTATGGTAAGTAAGGTTACTATTGCTTTGTCAGGAGTTGATAAAGTATGGATAGGTAAAGTTTTAACACAACAATATATTGACAGACCAGTCAAAATTTACACAGCCTTTTTAGACACATCTTATGCACTTATAACTAATCCCGTTTTAATTTTTGAAGGTCGCATAGATAAACCACAAATAACTGAAGAATGGGAAGGTGGAAAATCAACTGTTTCAATTTCAGCAACTAATTCTTGGGTAGACTTTACAAGAAATACAGGCAGACATACTAATAATGAAGAACAACAAGTTTACTTTGCAGGTGACTTAGGTTTTGAGTTTGCCTCTGAAATAGTAAAAGACATTACTTGGGGTACAGCTTGAGTCCTGATAAAGAGAAAAAACTACATGATTATGTTGAATCTCAAATGGGGTTACCATTTAAGTTTGGAGTAAATGATTGTCCATTATTTACTCTTGGTGCTATTGATATTATGCTTGACACAAGTTATAGAAAAGATTTTGTTGGTAAATGGACTGACCAAAAATCAGCATGGAAATATTCTAAAAAGCATGGCGATATATATGAACATTTATTAAGATGGGGTTTTAAAAGAGAAAATATACAATTTATACAAACTGGTGACATTATTATTATGGAACAAAGTTTAGCACACGCAAAAAAATGGAGAAGCGTTGCAGTTTGTTTAGGTTCAAAAGTTGCAATAGTAACAGAAGAATATGGAGTAATACCAGTTAGTTTAGGTGATATTCCTAATATAAAAGGAGTTGTCAGATGGCAGTCAGCTTAGTAGTAGCAGTAGTTGGAACAGCAGTTACAGCAGTTGCAACTACAGCAGTTGCAGGTGCTATTGGAGTAGGTCTTGTAGCTACAGCTATTGGAGCAGGTATAGGGGCAGTAGTTGCAGGTGCAGTTGCAGGTGCAATGACAGATGAGCCTGAATTATCAAATGAAACAGTCGAGGCTACAGCAAGTGGCATACTAATTAATAAAGCCTCAAACAATGCAAGTATTCCAGTTATTTATGGAACTAGAAAAGTAGGTGGAACACGAGTCTTTATGGAAGTAAGTGGCTCGGATAATAAATATTTACATCTTGTTTTAGTTGTTGGCGAAGGTGAAATACATTCTTTTACTCAATATTATTTAAACGATATTGCTTACAATGATGCAAGATTTAACAACAAAGTAACAATTACACCACACATAGGAACAGATAACCAAACAGTCGACACAGGTTTAAGTGGTGCAGTTTCTAACTGGACAGCAAATCACAGATTAAGAGGTACTGCATATTTATATATTAAGCTAGAATTTGACCAAGATGCCTTCCCGAGTGGATTGCCTACAATTACTGCTGATGTAAAAGGTGTTAAAGTTTATGACCCAAGAACTACATCAACAGCGTGGAGTGATAACCCTGTTTTATGTATAAGAGATTATTTGACTAATGAAAGATATGGTAGAGGTATTCCTGCATCACAAATTGATGACACTTCATTTATAGCAGGTGCTAACTATTGTGATGAAAATGTGACTATTGGTGGAGTTAGTAAGAAAAGATATACTTGTGATGGTGTTGTAAACACAAAAAGTGGCTCAATGGTTATTCTTAAAAAACTGCTGACATCTTGTAGAGGATTTTTAATTTTTACTGGTGGTAAATATAAATTAGTTATAGACAAAATTGAAACAGCATCATTTACTTTTTCAGAAGATAACATTGTTGGAAGCTGGAACATTGGTCTTGGTAATAAACAAGTGCAATATAACAGAATAAACGCAAACTTTTTTAATCCAAATAGACAATGGCAACCTGACATAGCTGTTGTTGACTCACCTGCATTAAGAACACAAGATAACGGACTTTTATTAGAAAGGTCAATTGAGTTGCCTTTTACTGCTGATATTGATAGAGCAAAAATGATAGCAACAATAAACCTTAACGCTTCAAGACAACAAATGACAGTTGAGTTTAATTCTACAATTGAGGCATTAAGATGTGAGGTTGGTGATGTTGTTTATGTTAAACATCCAACGCCATCTTGGGATACATTAAATAGTGGAAGCGGTAAGAAATTTAGAGTCATTAAAATAAGAATGCAAGGCAATGATGAAGTAAAAGTTAGCTTACTTGAATACGATGCTGAAACATATAATTTTGGAACTATTGCTGTAACAGACACTTCGCCAAATGCAAATTTACCTGACTTAACAACAACTGTAGCACCTACTAATTTAATTGCAGTTGAGTCTTTATATGACACAATCGGTTCAGCAGGTGTAAAAGTTAGAGTAAATCTAAACTGGACAGCAAGTGCAGATATTTTTGTTAAAGAATACAATGTTGAATGGAAATTAAGTACCGATAGTACATATAATTTCTTAACTACAACAAGAAGCACGACTGCTAGGCTTGATGATGTAGACCCTTTGTTGCATGATTTTAGAGTAAGAGCCGTAAACACTATTGGTGTTAGTTCTTCATATTTAAATTTAAGTAACTTTACTGTTGCAGGTTTAACAACACCGCCAGAAAATGTACAAAATTTATCATTTATTAGTTTAGGTGGTTATGCACACTTATCTTGGGATTTAGCAAATGACTTAGATGTAAGAGTGGGTGGTAATGTAAGATTTAGACATAGTAGTTTGACAAGTAATGCTAACTGGTCATCTTCTACAGATATTGGTACTGCTATTGCAGGACATAACACAAATGCTGTGTTGCCTTTATTAGCAGGGTCATACATGGCTAAATTCGTAGATTCTACAGGTAATGAGTCAACTGGCGTGTCAACATTTATAAGTACATCTGTGCCTAATATTGTTCCAATGAACCAAGTTGTAACATCAACACAAAACCCTAACTTTACAGGAACAAAAACTAATCTTATAGCTGTTGACGATGTTTTAAAGTTTGAAGCAGATACTTTGTGGGATTCTTTTGCAGGTAATTTTGACACTTGGGGTTACCTTGATGCAATGGGTGGTACTGACTTAAATGGTACATACGAGTTTGACAATTATATTGATTTAGGAAGTGTTTTTACATCAAGAGTTACTGGTCAAATAGTCTTTACAGCCTTTACTTCGGGTGACACAATTGACGCAAGAACAAATTACATGGACACATGGGCAGACTTTGACAATGTTCCAAACGATATAAACTGTGATTTATACATTGCAAGTACAGATGATGACCCTGCTTCTAGTCCAGTATGGTCTGATTGGGCAAAGTTTGTAGTTGCTGATACAAAATCAAGAGGTTTAAAATTTAAAGTTATAGCAAAATCAGGTGACCCAACACATCAAATTAACATAACTGGATTAAATGTTAAGGTAGATTTCCCTGACAGAGTACAAGGAGCAAGAGCATTACAAACAGGGGCAAGTACATTTAATGTGACTTATGCTAATCCATTTAAAATAATACCTTCTCTGGGTATAACTATTGTAGATATGCACTCAAATGATAACCTTGTTATTAGCAATGAAACTGCGACAGGATTTACAATAGGTGTACAACATGGTTCTAATTATCACGACCATGAATTTAACTATGTAGCGAGAGGATATTAAATAGTGCTAAAATACTACAAACTAACGGGGAATACTTATGGCAACACATGATTATGTAATAGCTAACCAAACAGGTGCTAACACTCGTTCAGACCTAAATAATTTGTTCTCGGCAATAGTCAGTCAAAACAGTAGTGGCTCTGAACCTGCAACTAAATATGCTTATATGATATGGGCAGACACAGGTAATAATCTTTTAAAAATAAGAAATTCAGCTAATAATGCTTGGATTAGTGTTTACAGCTTAACAACTGGTGCAAATACAGGGTCTTTACCACTAGCAGGTGGTCAAATGACTGGAAATATTACATTTTCAGGTACACAAACTGTAGATGGTGTTGATATATCAGTTAGAGATGCTGTGCTTACAAGCACAACAACATTAGCAACTAATGCCCTGCCTAAAGCTGGTGGCACTATGACAGGTGATTTAGTTCTTGGTGATAATGTTAGATTAGAAGTTGGCTCTTTAGCTAATGGTGATTTAGCTATATATCACGATACTAATCACTCACAGATTGAAGATAGAGGAGAAGGAAATCTTTATGTTAAATCTAATGGTGCAGGTGTTCATATTCAAGGTAAAGCAGGAGAAGAAAGTATAGTTGCAGCAAGTGATAGTTCAGTATCTCTTTACCACGAC